TGAAGCATGAGTACAGACAAAATTGTAAGTGAATTACAGAATGTCAACCCGTCAGCGGTCATTGAACTTTTTACCTTGACTCTTGATAATTCATTACACGGCGCGACAACAACATATCGTTTTCACGCGGGGACAAGTTTGAAAGACAACGGCGAAATAATTTGGCAGGGTAACGCATACACAAGATTTCCTGTTCAGGCTGAAGGTTTTCAATATGGTAAAGGTCAATTGCCACGGCCGACACTAACTTTTTCAAATGCAATTGGAACCATTTCAGCAATACTTCTTTTGGTAAATCAAACAACAACAGGAAACGATTTGACAGGTGCAACTGTTAAAAGAATAAGAACACAGGCAAGATTCCTTGATGCCGCTAATTTTCCAAGCAATGTAAACCCATACGGAACCCCAGACAACACGGCAGAATTTCCGCAAGAAATATATATTATTGATAGAAAAGCGGCAGAAAATAGAACTGTTGTTTCTTTTGAGCTTGCGGCAGTTTTTGATATGGCGGGTGTTCGAGCGCCCAAGCGTCAATGTACACGCGCAGAGTTTCCTAGTATCGGATTGATTACAGGATGACTTGGAAGGCTGACGCATTGCTTCATGCCAAAGAAGAAGACCCGAAAGAATCTTGCGGTCTTTTGTTAAATATTCGCGGGAAAGAAAAATATTTTCCTTGTGAAAATTTAGCAATTACTTCGCATCAATGTTTCATAATGAATCCAGAAGATTTTGTAAAAGGAGATGAACTAGGAGAAATTATTGGTATTGTTCATTCGCACCCGACAACGCCGCCTGTTGCTTCAGAAGCCGATAAAATTAGCTGTGAGCAATCAAACTTGCCTTGGTATATTGTTAACCCNAAAACTGAAACGTGGGGCGAATATGCACCGTCAGGATATAAACCAGATATGATCGGCTTGCCTTGGGTTTGGGGCGTTTCTGATTGTTGGTCACTTGTTCGCAGATATTATCAAGAAAAATTAAATATAAATCTTAGAGATTGGGAAAGGCCAACAACACCCGAAGAATTTCAAGACGACCCGATGTTTGAAAGATGCGCAAAAGAAACAGGATTTGTTGAGTTAAAAAATGACGAAAAATTAAAAAATGGCGATTTATTATTTATGTCAATCGGTGCTGTCGGGTTGAATCATGTGGCGATTTTTGTAGATGGTGATGTTATACATCATTTAAGAGATAGACTATCTTGTAGAGAGCCATACAACCCTTGGTTGTTAAAATGCACAGGAATGAGGTTGCGTTATGCTTCGTAAAATTAAGTTATATGGAGAACTGGCAAAAGAAGTCGGTCACAAAGAATTTGAAGATATAAATGTTTCTAGCGTTGCGCAGGCCGTTAGTTTTTTAATAAATAATTTTCCTGAACTGGAAAGTTATATGGCAAATAGATATTATAAGGTTATTGCTAATAATGACGAAATTGGTCAAGACGAGCTTCACAATCCTATTGGTAAATCAGATATTTCTTTTGTACCTGTTATTTCAGGTTCGGGGGGTAATTTCGGAAAGGTGTTACTTGGAGTGGCCTTGATCGGTTTATCTTTTACGCCAATGGGCGCAGGGCTTTTTGCGGGCGGTTCAGGTGCAGGGATAGCGGGTGGCGGTGGATTGATAGGTGCAACAGGTTTATATGCGGCGGGGGCTTATGGTTCGGCGGCTCTCGGTCTAATCGGTGCAAGTTTAGTTTTAAGTGGTGTTAGTGGGATGCTGTTCCCTACACCAAAAACGCCTGAATTTTCAAGTGAACAAGACCCGCGTTTGTCGTTCAGCTTTTCAGGAACGCAACAGACTAGCAGAGCGGGAACGCCAGTACCGATTGTTTACGGCGAAATTTTTACAGGTTCCGTTGTTATTTCTGGCGGTATTGATACGGAGCAAGTTCAGGCATGACTGATAAAAGAAAAATTATTCGCGGTTCAGGTGGTGGAGGTTCGCCACCGCCTCCAAGACAACCGACAAGAACACCTGATACGCTACACAGCAAACAATTTGCAACTTTTCTTGATCTTATATCAGAAGGAGAAATTGAAGGTTCTGCATCGGCTTCAAAGGAAGGAATAACAGACCGCACTTCAGCCGCTTATGTTAATGCGTATCTTAAGGATGTTTTTTTAAATGATACCCCTGTTCTAAAAGCTTCAGCCAGTTCATCAAGTCCATCGGATACAGATTTCAATTTTCAGAACGTAACATTCACACCGCGTTTTGGCACAGCCAACCAAACAAAAGTTGATGGAATTGAAAGTTCTTCTTCAATAACACCTGTCGGCGTTACAGTCACAGCGGCTTCGCCAGTAACGAGACAGATTACAAATTCAAATGTTAATCGAGTAAAAGTATCAATAACGTTTCCACAAATACAAAAAGCAACAACTGACGGTGATCTTTTAGGCTCAACTGTTGAATTAAAAATTGCTGTACAATATCAATCAGGGGGTTTTACTGATGTTATTACAGATACAATCACAGGTCGTACCGCTGACGCATATCAAAAAGATTATTCAGTTAAACTTGATGGGCCGGGCTTTCCTGTTGATATTAGAGTCATAAGAGTTACAGCGGATTCAACAGATTCTTCTTTAATAGATTCTTTCCAATTTTCAAGTTTCGCAGAAATAATTGACGATGTAAGCACTTATGCAAACTCAGCATACAACTCAATAAGGCTTGATTCTCAACAGTTTAGCGCTATTCCCCGCCGTAAATATCGGATTCGTGGAATAAAAGTAAGGATTCCGGGTGCGGGTGCTTCTAGTTCAGGAACGCCAACTGTCGATTCTGCAACAGGCCGGATTGTGTACCCTAACGGTTATATTTTTAATGGCGTTATGGGCGCTGCGGTTTGGACAAGCTGCCCCGCGATGATCTTGCTTGATCTTTTAACTACAGAAAGATATGGATTTGGAACGCATATTGCAGATGCAAACCTTGATTTATTTTCTTTTGTAACCGCATCAAAATTTGCAAATACTCTTGTTGATGATGGCTTAGGCGGACAAGAAGCGAGATTTTCTTGCAACGTAAATATTCAATCTTCTAGTTCCGCATTTGATTTAATAAATGAACTTGCGGGCGTGATGCGTTGTATGCCGATATGGTCAACGGGTTCTATATTATTGGCACAAGATTCCCCTAAAGATTCCTCGTTTCTTTTTTCACTTGCCAATATTTCAAGCGATGGATTCAATTATTCTGGTTCAAGTCTAAAACAAAGGCATTCTGTAATTTCTGTCAGTTATTACAACATGGATTCGCAAGATATAGATTATGAAGTTTTTGAAAATACTACATTATCAGCAAAAATTGGAACTGTTGTTAAGCAAGTAAAAGGTTTCGCGTGTACATCACGGGGGCAGGCGCAAAGATTGGCAAAGGCAATTGCATTTTCAGAAGCAAATGAATCTGAAATGGTGACGTTTACAACATCAATGGAAGGCGGCTTAATGTGTAGGCCGGGCGCTGTAATCAGCATCAATGACCCTGTTCGCGCGGGGGTTAGAAGAAGTGGAAGATTAAAAGCAGTTGGAAATGCAGACGGTACAGATACAACATCGGTTTTTACAGTTGACGATACAGAAAGCACTGATCTACCAACAACAAACAGCCCGACTTTATCTTTAATTTTGCCAGACGGTTCTGTCGAAACAAGAGATATTTCTGATATAACAAATGGCGTAGTCACAGTTTCTTCGGCGTTTAGTCAGACCCCAAACGCAAACACAATATATTTAATACAAAATTCAACTGTAGAATCTCAAAAATTTAGAGTAATTACAGTTGAAGAGACAGATTCAATAAATTATACAATTACAGCATTATCTTATATTGATACAAAGTATGCCTTTATTGAAGATGGCGCAACTTTACCTGTTAGAAATATTTCTATCTTAAATCAACTACAACCACCCCCCTCTAACCTTTCAGCGATAGAAACAATTATACCAATTAATAATCAAGCTGTTTCAAAAATCGTTCTTAGTTGGCAGCCGATTGTAGGAGTTATTGAATATCAAGTAAATTATCGTTATAACAACGGAAATTTTGTTTCAACAAAAGTTTCAAGTCCTGATTTTGAAATATTAAATAGTCAACTTGGAACATATGAATTTCAAGTTTTTAGTTACAACATAAACGCGCAACTTTCTGCGACTTCAAACAATCTTACTTTTAACGCTGTAGGTAAAACTGCACTTCCTGAAGACCCCACAGGTTTAACTATAGAGCCTGTTTCAGACCTCTTTGTAAGACTTCGTTTTGACCCTGCAACGGACATTGACGTTACTCACGGTGGCTCTATTTCCGTGCGCCATACGCCATCTGTAGACCCTGCTGTTGCAACATTTAGTAATTCAACAGAAATTATTCCTAAACTTTCAGGAAATATTAGCGAAACACTTGTCCCCGCTTTAACCGGGACTTACAGTATTAAATTTATTGATGATGGTGGGCGCAGATCAAATAACGCTGCAAGAATAATTGTTACACAACCAGACCCGCAACCAAATCAAATATTATTAACAGAAAGAGAAGATACAGATTCTCCGCCATTCCAAGGAAATAAAGTTAATACTTTTTATGATGCAGATTTTGATGGTCTGTTATTAGATGGNACTACATTATGGGACTCAATTACTCAAAATATTGATGACTTGTCAAATATAGATTTTGCCGGCCCAATTAACTCAAGTGGTTCTTATGAGTTTCAAAATATTATTGAAATGGGTGGAATTTTCAATCTTACTTTAAAACGTAGATTTGTAACTTCTGGTCTTTTACCAAATGACCTTATTGATTCGAGAACAGCAAATATTGATACATGGACTGAATTTGACGGAACTTTAGCAGAGGATGTCAACGCCAAATTGTTAGTCGCTACAACAGAATTAGACACGACAACATCAACAGCCGCCACTTACGAACAAAGCGGCACGACAATTACAATTACAAAATCGTCACATGGTTACGCTGTCGGCGATCAAGTCGTTATTGATTTTACTGCGGGAAGTGCTGAGGATGGTAATTATGTAATTCAAACAGTACCAAACGCAAATACTTTTACAGTTACAGCATCCACAAGTGCAACAATATCAAGTGGAACATCTTGCACATACGGTGCTAATTTTTCACAATTCAATACTTTTGCAAATGGAGAATATAGAGCAAGAGGGTTTAA